ATTTTTATCCTGATGACACTACTACAGCTTATAAGGCTTTGCTTAAATTTATTGAGCATTTTAAGCCAACGATTATTGTTAATAATGGCGATTCCTTTGATGGTGGTTCTATTAGTCGGTTTCCTCGTATCGGTTGGGATAAGAAACCTACTGTCCAAGAAGAACTTGAAGCCAACAAGTTTTACTTAGGAGAGATAGAAAAGATAAGACCAGCAGGTTGTAGGCTCATTTGGTGTCTTGGTAATCACGATGCTCGATTTGAGACCATGCTTGCTGCACAGGCTAGTCAGTTCGAGGGTGTAGAAGGATTCCAACTAAAAGACCACTTCCCTCTATGGGAGGGGTGTTGGTCGTTTTGGGTTAATGACGATACTGTAATTAAACACAGGTTTAAGGGTGGGAGATACGCAGGCTATAACAACGCTGTAGCAGCCCAAACCAATATCATTACAGGTCATACCCATGTATTAGCTTGTCAGCCCATTACAGGATATTCTAGGACTATCTGGGGGGTACAGACAGGCACACTAGCAGAGCCTAATAATATGCAGTTTGCAGATTACACCGAGGACTCGCCAAAGGACTGGCGATCTGGACTAGTGATGCTGTCTTGGGATCGAGGCAGAATGCTCATGCCGGAGATGATCCAAGTTTGTGGTGAAGACGAGGTAGAATTTCGTGGAGAGATTCTAAAGGTATGAAACTGACCTCCACTATCCTAAAGAATATCTACACCATGCTTGTGGTGTGTGAGCCTTTTGATAAGTGGGATATGCCTCTTGCAGAGCAGATAAAGTTTATCGTGGACTACGATCCAGACACAATGGGAACTTACTTGTACGATGATGGTGCAGACAAGTATGAACACATAATCACAATATCAGCAGCTAGAAATGGTTTTCTTGAAACCTGTATCCGCACTATGGCGCATGAAATGATCCACGCTAGTAGGTGGAACACTTCTACTTGTGCTTGGACAAAACACGATAAGACTTTTAGATACAGAGCTAAGTTAGTATCAGAATCTCTAGGGTTTGATCCCTTGGAGTTATGACTTAACTACAACAAGTCCTCGTTCAAAAAGTTCACCAATGGTTGCGCGGTGCGCCTGTTCCCACATCTCAATCCTTGCGACTTTCGATAGTGTGCTAGATGTATCGGCTTCCGCATGGCAGCGAAAACAGAGGCTTGCAATGCGAAAATCGGATGCCTTAAGTCCACGACCTTTTCCATCTCGTAACTGGTTGGAATGTGCAGCCACAATAGTTCCATCTTCTATCCCACAATGTTGACATGGTAAGAGTCTAGCAAGTTCTAGGAGTTTTTTGTTTCTATACATTTTCTTAGGTATTCGTTTTCTTCTCTTGTTTTCTTTAGCAACTGAGATAAATGGTGTGCTGTCTTTAGCATCTCTTTATACCTATTTAGGTATAAGTTGTAATTTGTAGAGTCCACTATTTTGTACCAATCTTTATAGAAATGTAAACAATAAGAAACACAATCAATGCCCAGATGTAGACAAAGTTGCTATCGAGCATGATTATCTACAGATCGGTTAGTAGCCTCTAGACTGCGCCATATCTCGACTTTAAGTTGTGCAGCAGTCAACATCCATTTGATCTTTTCCTCGCACTCCACAGCCTCTTTTAAGCCATCTAGGAGACTTATATACTCTGGGTCTGCATAAGCATCTACCTCGGCTGCTGCGACAGACTTAGCTGATGACTTAGACATAAGGATACTGCGCTTAGACTTTAGAAAGTTTTCTAGGTAGATTCTGTTCGCCTTGGCTTTAGCAAAGTCTCCTGAATACTTCATTATGTACTCTACTGCTTTTGTTGGTTCTATATCCATGTATCTCCCCTATTCCCTTTTAACCATTGATCTTGGAAGTCTAATAGCAGATCTTTATCAAGATTGTGTTCTGATAAATATTTCCTAAACTTCTGCAAGCCCCACTCCTGTCTCCACTTGCACAACTGCCGAACTCCGCATTGTCTCATATGAGTTAATTCGTTCACCTATCCACCTCATTACTGGAACTGCCATTGAATTACCTAATGCTTTATATCTTGCTCCATCAGGGCAGTTTTCTTTGATGTTTGTGTAGTTATCAGGAAATCCTTGCAATCTCTCGCACTCAACTGGGGTCAGTCTACGAACAGCCATACTGTTTGCCATAGGCACTTGGTTGTCACCCATATTTGCTCTTAATGTTGGGCTAATTTCACTTTTCATAGAAATTGGTAGCCCTAATCGTTTTGCTATGCCTGGCTCAAAACCATAAGCAACAGAATGAGCTGGGTATCCACCATCACCACCAGACCTTAGTGTTGGGCTAATGTTATCTCCAACATCTCTTGCTGCATCACATTGAGTAAATCCAACAGCTTTTTGTAAATTATTTTCATAACACACCATTTTAGGAGTTTTGTAATCAGATGTAGTTAAAGTTGGAAAAGTATCAAAATTACAGTTAGAAAAATCCCTTATGTTTCTGCCATCAAAAGCAACTTGTTTTGCAAATTCAAAAAATTCTGGAATATAAAAAGCCTCTGCATTTTTTACCATTTGATTATTAACCTGCTTTGCTAACTCGCAACCAATAGTTGGGCTGATTGTTGCAATGCCTCTGCCAGCATACTTGGAAGTTTCTTTTTTCTCTTTTCTGCCCTTCTTAATATTCCGGCACAAGCTCTCGGACTCAAATAATACTTCTGCGGTAGGTCTCCAGTCTCCAAGACATCCGACAACAAACACTCGTCTGCGTCTTTGTGCGACTCCGAAGTATTGAGCATCAAGCACCCTGTAGCTCCACCCATACCCGAGTTCGCCCAACGCACCGAGGAAGCTGCCAAAGTCTCGCCCCCCCCCGCTACTAAGGACACCTGGCACATTTTCCCAAATGAACCACTTGGGTCTAAAGTGGTCAAGAATTCCAACATAGGTGAGAGCAAGATTGCCTCTTGGATCTTCAAGTCCTTTCCTAAGTCCTGCAACAGAGAATGATTGGCAGGGAGTTCCTCCGACCAAAAGTCCGATTGAGTCATTTATTTGCCACTCCTTATATTTTGTCATATCGCCAAAGTTAGTTACTTGCGGATAATGGTGTGCAAGAACCTGGCTTGGAAATTTTTCTATTTCAGAAAAGCCTACAGGCTTCCACCCCATATGATGCCAAGCTACTGTAGCTGCCTCTATACCAGAACATACTGATAAGTAGTTCACATCTGCCCCTCTAGCTCTAGGATTCTACGATGTAGTCTTTGCCTGTACTGATCCATAGACTCGCCAGGATATGGTTGACATCCTACTTCTCTGCCTTTAGCAAGAGTTCCTTGATCTGACCGATGCCATGCTAATACTTCTTTTTTCTTTTCCTCAATTACAAGCTCATCCTCAAACCTCTCCTGATTTAGCCAGGTAGAGGCATGAGGGATAAACTCCCAATCAGTTCCCTTTGCTACCCAGTATTTTCGATGCTCTACTATTGCCTCTAGTGCTTTTTGTTGGTTGTCTAGACTTAGCTTTTCCCACGATCTTTTTGCTGTTAGCTTTCCTATTTTTCTTGGGTATTGCGACCAAAAGTTCTCGAATGTCATTTTCCCTTTTCCTTTCGTTTACTACTGTTTCCATTACTGCTGTAAAACCTGCTTGCATTAAAAACTTATGACCGGCTTTATCCATCGTGAGTTTGCACTCTGCCGATCCATCTGGTAGTTCTTTAATTATCTTGACTTGTATCTTCATCTATGAATACCTTTATGTTTTTATTAAAGTCTGCTTTCATAAGAACTGGCTTATTTAAGCAATCTAACATTTTATATAGATTCTGCTTTACTTCTTCTAAGTCCTCTCCCATTACACCAACACCTCTTGCTGTGTACAGATAAGGCTCATGGTTCTTATCGTAAAAGACTTCGCATACCTCGACCCAAGGGTCTCCATCGTTCTCGTCTGAAAAGTCTACCACTCTATGATTCCAATGCATTATTTACTCGCCAAGATGTAAAGACCAACATTACTAAACGCATACCCTGTATATACAACTGCCATAGGCACATTACCTTTTAGGGCTTGTTCTATACCTATATAGGCATAAATAAGACCAGTAACAATGATAAGCCAAGCACTCACTTTTTCTTACACTTACTTTTTCTTTCTTAACTCTATGTGCTTTTGTAGAATATACCAAAACTTAGATTTGATAATCATTTTTTCCCCCTTGTAACTTTAATAATCTTATACGAGTTCTACAAATAAGTCCTAAGTATTTTCCCTAATAAAGTGAAAGCACCCACAAGCATAAGGTAGGTCTAACTCTTGTATAAGACTGACACTTGGCTTTTCTCCGTTGTTGGGAATAAGGTAAAACTCTTGGCACTTGAACTCTGGGAATAAAGATGCGATATAGACAGGGCTATAGATCCTATGGGCGTTAAATTCCACACAGGGGATACCTACAGGCACGACAAAAAATAAATGCTTTCCTGCGCTTTTCTTAAGGTTTTGGATAGCTTTTAGATCGCCTGTATTGTCTAGTTGATCTCCGTATCTCCCAAGACCAATATGTTCTACAACATGGCAACAAGAAAGAGACTCTACAGGGTCTAGGTTTTCTACGCTAATGTCTATTCTGCCTACTAACAAATTTGGTACTTGTAGGTTTGGTTTGCGATAGTCAAAGAACTTAGTAGGAATGGTGGCAGCTAAGGTAGTGCAGAGGTGTAGAGATGAGCTAATGTCGTAATGGATCTTGGGGTTTACTTCGTTTATCTTTCTAACTGCCCAGGCAACATGGTAAACATAGTGTTCATCAAACCTATGTCCGTTATCGTCTCCTAGACAGGGAAAGGCATTACAAGTAAAACGATCCTCTTTCTCTAAGAATTGTAGAGCTTGTTCTCTGTATGTTTGTTCATCCATAATGTTTCATATTTAATACATTAATTAACCTTTAGGTAATGTTTATATAACAATATACAACTTGTAGGTAAATATTTAGATATCTATACATCTTGCATATATTTTATATATATCAATCTTAACTTGTATAAAAAAGTAGCTTTTGTATATATTTAGACAATACTCCACTAAAGGGTGATAGGCATTTATTCTGCCACCCTGACCCATCTGTTACCAGACTAGTCCTTCCTAAGATAATGTTCTACTCAATTGCAGATTAGCTCACCCATTTATCTACAATTTTGTGCAGTACCCATTTAAGTCTGCGAGGCTTGCCATCGGGTAATGAGCCTATCTTTTCTTCCACGCTGCCGATCTAAGCACTATGTTTCGCCTGGAGTGCGAGCAGAAATAGAAAAACCCCATAAGGTAGCTCTAAGTTAGAACCACTTAACAAAAGAATCCACGACTTTTGCTAAATGCTCAAAGCTACCCTATAGGGTCTTGTGGATTAATACAAACAGGTTCTAATCTGCTAATGTAATTATAAATCAAAACTCAAACTCTTTGTAGTCGTACCTCCCATTGGGTTTCTTAAACCAGCCAATTACTATAATTCTCCACCCAGACCTAATAAGCTCAGGGAGATATTCGCTTTCTTGGATCTTTTTAATTCTGGATGACATATTACTTTTGGATGTCATTTGTATGCCTAAAGACTCTCCGTTTCCAATAGCCACCATGTCTAGTATGCCAAACATATCTTTTTTTCGTTTTGTAAAAGAGTTGTAGGATTCGACCACTTCGCATTTATATCCCTGAGACTCGTATAGAGCCTTTGTACGCTGATTGTAGTTAGGCAAGGTCTTCTTCTGTTATCTTGCCAAACGAGGCTTCTATGATGGCTTCGTGGTGTTTCTTGGGGATAGAGTTCCGCATAGACCAGGCATAGACAGTTACATACTTCATCCCAAGGTGATGCGCAATGTCCTTATATGTGCCAAAGACCTCTAATAATTTATCAAAGTGTTGTTTTTTTGCAACAGTATTCATGTTATCTCCTTTTGTAGATCTTTGATTCTACATGAAATACATAGGTTTGTAGATATTAGGGTTTGTCCTAGTATAAATATTCTACAAATCTCTACAAATCATGTATAGTTTCTACATAAGCAATGTTGCTTATTTCTTTGAAAGGGAAAAAAATGAAATCGTTAACAAACCATACATTAGAAGAATTGCACAATTTAAATCGTAATGAGCTTATTGTTTTATTAGTAGATTACGACAAAGATGGTGAATATGCTGATGCTCATAGACAAGCATTAGGTGAAGAACCTTTGAATCACCAAGAAGCATTAGAGTTGTGTGTAAACCAGGCATTTGAATAATAAACATCCCCCTTCGGGGGGAACTGGAGATAATATGAAAGACTTTAAAGGCGAATGGAAAGATATATTTTGGGGTGCTGTGGCAGCTATCCTTATGCTTGCACCAGCGATGGTTGTGTATGTTTGGAAAACAGGGGGTGTGTCGTGAGTAAATATGATAGTTGGTTAGAAAGTGGTGCGGATCAGCAATGTTTAGGCGATCAACAGGAGTATGTGTGGACTACCTATATGAAACAAGGTAAGCCATGCGATCCGATGGATCTGGATAACTTCCAAGAGTATCTTGCAGATGCAACTGCTGATTACAAAGGTGTAGAGAAGTGGGAAAATCTACGACAGTATGCAGATCGTGGTGAATGGGAAAAGTTTGGTCGGGCTATTTATTTTCTAGTCCACGACCATATTGAAGATAAATTAATTGCGGAGGAAGAATGAAAGCATACCCAAATAGCGAAGTACATGGGCAATTAGGAATGGATTTGCGAGATTACTTTGCAGCTAAAGCCATGCAAGCAATTATTGGCAAATCAGATGATGTAAGTATAAATATAGTTGAGGTTGATAACTGGATTGGTGATTATGCTTATGTAGTTGCAGATGCCATGATGAAAGCGAGGAACACAAATGAGTAAATACTTAGAACTTAGAAATGTAGATGTCTCGGATAAGATTGAGAAGAAGAATGGTTTGTCTTATCTGTCTTGGGCGTGGTCGGTGGATACATTGCTACAACACGATCCACAAGCCACTTGGAGTTATGGTCAGCCTGTATTGTTTGGTGAGACTGTAATGGTGTTCTGCACAGTTAATGCGTTTGGTAAGTCGATGACAGCACAGTTGCCGGTCATGGATTATCGCAACAAGGCAGTACCTAACCCAGACGCATTTGCCGTAAATACTGCGATGCAAAGATGCCTGGCTAAAGCAATTGCTCTACATGGTCTCGGTTTATCTCTTTATGTCGGTGAGGATTTGTGGGATGATATAGAGGTAGATTCTACAAAGTTTGTAGAAAAGATATTAGGTTCTCAGGACATCCCAGAGCTAAAGGTGAACTTTGCCCAAGCGTTTAAGGAAGTGTCTAAGGACAAAGAGGCGATGAAGAAGGTAAACGATGCCAAAGAAAAGCGGAAGGCAGAACTGAGTGAGACTAGCTGATGAGCAGCCAGACAATGTGTGCTTCGAGTGCGGTAAGGCTTGGGGTACACATCCACTCAAAAGTTCTGAAAACCATAGATCATGGATAGACCTTTGCGATGTATGTTTAAAACTCACAGCCGTAGCAGATGCCTCGGAATATGGATATATGAAGGAAGGATGGGATGGAGAAAAAGTGGTGTAGTTCTTGTCAGGCTGATAGACCAAAAGCTGGTTTTAAGTTGGTAGCAGCAGGAAATCGGGTTCGACCAGTTATGAGATGGAAATGCGAACATTGTTTAAAACGAGAGTCGGAGAGACGATATGGAAAATGATTTTATTTATACACCAAGTTCTACAGATATTACAATTCGGTGGCGCAAAGTCTATGGCTATGTACCGGCAAGCGAACAGGCAAAGTACCAAAAGAAATGGGCAGAGTTTCGCGCATTGACAGCGAGGACTTTAGAGAATGTAAATGTGCCAGAAATACCAGGAGTTGTGCAATGGAAAAAGTGGCAAAAGTCCTAGTAGGGATGGGTGTTTACATTTTGTTACCTTTTGCGATAATAAAGGTGTCTTGGGAATTGGCAACTTCTTGGATCGAGGAATTAATAAAATGAGAAACAAGCATTGTATGGAGGCTTTCTATAGAACCCTAAAGGAGATAGATATTCCTTCTGGGCAGTCTGTTATCTGTGAGCATTTCTTTGCTTCGGGTTGGGATGCAGCCATTGATGCCTTGTCTCTCGCATACCAAAGGCAGTTTGAAAATGATGGAGTCAATACACAGCTTATTCGCAGAGACCCCCAAGAACCTCTTGCCGATGACGATAAAGAATGATTGGTATCCTGTATGCTTTCATTCCAAATTAGATTATAGAAAATGGCAGTATTACAGGAGGGGATCAGGAGAGAGAGTTACAGTCTGTGATGACTGTAGTGATGAGTACCAAAAGAAAATGAAAGGGGAGAATCGGTGTTTTATAGCAGAGGCTATGCAACGATCAAAATATGTCTGAACCAGTATCTAAAGCAGTAATGACAGTAACCGAGGTATCTCCATTTCGGTTTGCTATCGAGATTGAGGGATCAGATTTATCTTTAGAAGTTTCACAGATTATGGTAAAGTTTCTGAATGACTGCTTACAGCAGATTCATGCGGATCAAAAAATCCATTGAAAGGGATTGTATGGAACAAAGAACAGAAGAATGGTTTGCTGCCAGACTAGGCAAAGTTACCGCTAGTCGGGTCGCAGATGTCTTAGCCAAGATTAAGTCTGGTGAGTCTGCAAGTCGTAAGAACTACAAGATGGAGTTGGTTGTTCAGCGATTGACCAACAAGGTAGGGGAGTCGTTTACCAATGCTGCAATGGAATGGGGTACAGAGCAAGAGCCATTCGCTAGGATGGCATACGAGGCTCATACAGGCACTTTTGTAAAAGAGGAGGGGTTCGTAGACCACCCCACAATAGAAGGCTTTGGATGCTCTCCTGATGGCATTGTAGGGGAAGGTCTCATTGAGATTAAATGTCCGAATACAGCCAACCATATCGAGACAGTCTTGGAGAACAAAGCTCCAAGTAAATATATCCCACAGATGCAATGTCAGATGGCTTGTACAGGTGCGAAATGGTGCGACTTTGTATCATTCGATCCTAGAGTGCCAGAGGACTTGCAGTTGTTTGTAGTACGAGTCGAGAGGGATCAGGAGTATATCGACTCAATGGAAGTAGAAGTAAAGCAGTTTTTAAGCGAGGTCTTAGACCTATTTAACCAATTAAAAGCGAGGCAGAAATGACCTATGAGATGAAAGATGGCAGCTTTAGTTTATTTAAGAACGACAAAAAGCTCACAGAGAAACACCCTGATTTTAAGGGATCGATTAAAATTAACGGAGTAGAGCATTGGTTTGATGCCTGGACTAAAGAAGGCAAGAATGGGAAGTTCATATCGGGTCGTATTGGTGATCCAAAACAGAAAGGCTTTACTCCCAAGGGTGATGATGAGATGCCCAAGATTAAAGACGATGATTTTGCTTTTTAAGTAATCCCCGATGAGATCGGCATTAGTAGCGCAATGCTACACCCTTTCAAGGAGTGCCACCCCCCTACCGATCAGGGTGGCTTAGATTCTGTATGACTTTTCAAAAAGACCTAGAAATAGGCTTAGACATAGAGGAAAGGGTCTTGGCTATCCTACAGAAGAAATATCCCTCTGCGACCCGAATAAACGCTTTTAAAGGGTATGATATTTGGATACCTGAGATAGATAAAGCAGTAGAGGTTAAATCAGACCAAAAAAGTCAACATACAGGGAATATTGTTGTAGAGATTGAGATGTATGACAAACCCTCTGGACTCATGGCTACACAAGCAGATTATTGGGTTTTCTACGATGGGGAGATGTTTGTAATCATGCCTGTCAAACACATCTTTAAATGTATATTTGATTGCAAGCTACAGTATGTGGAGTTTGTTGGAAAAGGAGACACCAGATCTAAGAAGGCATTTTTAGTAAATAAAAACACCTTGTTTAAGTACGGAAAGATTCTATGAGAGGTACAAAGCCATTTCGTCTTTGCGCCTGTTTGTAAGTCCTTTTAATTCCTTACCACCGGCTTTATTCCACTTTAGAAACTCCTCGGCAGCACCCTCAAACTCACCACGATTGTGTTTCATCCGAAGGGTAGAATTTTGGAGATTACCGAGTCCAACATTGAAGGCGAAAGACACAAGTGCGCCAAACCGACCAGTAGTAAGCCCACTAGGACATAATCGTTGTACTCCGCTTTCAAACCGCGCCAAATCTTTAGCAAGAATTTCATCTACTTCTCCCATCGTTAAGACTCTATCCCATCCACTAGGGATAGGCAGAGCCTTTCGTTCTGCTAGTAATACTCTAGCATGACTAGGATCTATGACATGACCGACACCTACAGTCCAAAGTAAAGCTGGACACCGATAAGGGGTAGTTTTAACCCCCTCATGGTGTTTAATCATCTCAATTACTTTATGGTCAATCACTTTTTAAAAGCCTGAGTTCCAAACCAAAAAGAAACAACGGATGCCCAAATAATTTGAGTCTCATCATCCCACAAGAGATTAAGAGCTACATCGAATGGCACATCTTTATGGAAGGCAAACCAGAATCCAAACACCTCTACAAAGGCAAACATAAGGAATAGACCATAAGTAATTGCCGGTCTTACCATTGCCCTAGAGTTGATAACCCATTGTGCAGAACCCTTGCTAATCTCTATATCGTGTGCGTATAAAGATTGTCTTTCTTGTACTTGGGTTTGCATTTCTACTTGTTGCGTTCTTATTTCTTCTACATGAGCCTGTGCAGCGTAACCCTTTTCTAGAAGTTCTAGCTCTCTCTCAGTCTGGAGTCTTGCTAGTTCTAGTTCGTGTTTCTTGTCTGACTTGTCTTGGAAGAAACCTAAAAGACTAGGTAAGCCACCAGTAAGGAATGAAACAAGAGTAGTGAATAGAGTAATCATTTCTTACCCTTTATAGCCCCAAGTAACATACCAGGCAACGACTGCAGCCAATGCATAGCACATCCACATAACTCTACGCACTTCTGCCAAATCTTTCCTAAATTCATTTTCTATTTCCTTCTCTTGTTTTTCAATCTTTGCTTTAATAGTTTCTACTTCTGACCATCGCTTTTGACCATGATGTTTCACAAAGTCTTTTTTGACTTGTTCTTCTTGTAGTCTTATATCTTCTTGTTTTTGCCATTGCATCATGGCTCGTTTGAAATACTGCTCTTTTAGGACTTCTACTTCTCTGATCTGCCTTCTGCGTTCTAAGGCTTTTTGTTGTGCTACCGAGGCTGCTTCTTTTTGGACATCCTCAATAGACGATCCTATAACTTTACCAGCTTGTTTTCCTGTCTTTACGCTTTCGCTAAAAGACTTCGCGCCCTCCAAAAACCCGAATTGATCTGACATAGTTCATAGGCTTAATTTAATTTCAAGACAAGAGAAAGTAGAATAGCAATAATAAAAGCTGCCGAACCTATTAGGATCTGTTCTAAGCGTTTTAGCCTAGCGTTGATTCCTGTATAGCGTTCAGCACAGACAGCCTCGTGAGCAGACAAAGCTGCCTCGTTTTTATCTATTGTTGTCATTATTTAGCTTTCAATGCGTCAATCTGCTCTTGCAGTTTAGCAATCTGTTCTTCTTTAGTTGGCTGTGCAGCTAACCATTCTGCGTAATTTGTTTGTGCCTGTGCTACTTCCTCAGCAGTTAGTTCAACTACCTTACGCTCGCCAGTAATCACATCAATCTCTATTCTGTCCATGATTTACTCGTACAAAATGTTAATTGTGCCAGCATCAAAAGTGTCTGTGCCGTTGATTGTAGTAATGCGAATTCGGTCTAAAGTTCCTGAAAGTGTTTTAGAACCAGCACCAATAACTGCAAATAACTGTGCCCCCTGAGCTAAGGAAGCAGTATTAGATTGAACCCATGTATTTGATGAAATAATTGTTAATACATTTGTCCCTGTATAAATATTAGTTCCAATACCAGCCCCTGCTGGAACAATTACATAGCCTGTCGTTGCTGAAGAACCTCCAGTACTAACCCCTGTGTAAACAGCATGTGATGTATATGATGTTGCATCAACACTTCCAGCACCAATTTGCAAAATCCATCCACTTGTTCCACTAGTAGAAACACCATCAAACATCACAGTAATCCGCTTTACCCAACTGGGTATGCTAGTAAAGTCAATACTTGTTCCACTTGTGCTTGCTACAGCAGTACCACTAGTTAAAGGGTAAGCACCTGCAACAGATGTCCAAGTAGTTCCATTAGAAGTTAATACATTTCCTGATGTGCTTGGAGCAACTAAATTACCAGATAATGCAGATGAGCCATTTCCTAAAATAACACTATTTGATGTAATAGAAGAAGCACCTGTACCACCATCGGCTACTGCTAGATCGGTAATACCACTAATAGATCCACCAGTAATAGTTGCGCCAGAGCTAGAAAATGTATTAGCTGTTAGGCTTCCAGAGACTACTGTTGCACCGCTAAAAGTTGTTGCGCCTGTAGCAGACAATGTAGAAAATGCACCTGTAGATGCTGTAGTAGCACCGATAGCAGAATTATTGATTGTAGAACCAGTAATTGTTCCACCTGTGATCTTAGGTGCAGTCATGGTATATGTGCCATCTCTTATACCATCTCCGCAGTCTCTGATCTGCGCCATCATATCGCGCATAGTATCGTTTACTGCGGATGGCAACATTCCCTCTGGCGCACCATCTGGAGGTGCTGCTGTGTTATTAGCAGGGGTTAAAGAATACTTTGTATATGCCATGATTTTCCTTACTGTTGTTCTTCAAATTGCTGATCTACAGGAGATGCTAGTAAGCCTCTTAAGCCTGTAACAGGTACTAAACGAGTTCTTGCCTGTATTTCTGGCATACGACCCAAAGAAACCATCCTTTGTATTTCTTCTAGCCTATTTAAGCCTATTCTTGTTGCTCCAGTCCTAGCTGCACCACCTATTGTTGGTACTAATGCACCACCAATAACAGCACCTGGTACACCACCAAGCATAGCTCCAATACCAGCACCTAAACCACCACCCAATCCTGTAGGAATTGGGCTTGTTGCTGCATATTTTCCAATGTTTCTTAAAACATTTTGCAAGTTCCCACCTTTTGCTGCCGCTTCAATTGCATTTTGTTCGGTTGATGAAAACATAGAAAATCTTTTTTTGTTTAATGATAAAGATTTTAATTCTTGTCTAAGTGAATTTTCTAAACCAGATTGTGTAAAGTTTGCACCAGCACGAATCTCTGCTCTCCTAAACAATTCATCTATTTCATCTGCTTTTCTTGATTTAGCGTAAAAGTTTCTAGCTTTAGTTAGTTCTTTTGTTGCTGTTTTAACTTTTCCACCTTCTACTGCCAAATCTTTAGCAGACAAATTATTTACATAATCATCAAACTCATCTACAAGTCTGCCAGTAATTCGTTGTTGATCTGGATTATCAAAAAATTTAGCGGGTGCTTTTAATGTTCTTCTTAATTGATCTAATTCTCTGAGTGTTTTTGGTGTATTAACTTCTCTTTGCAACTCACCTAAAACAGTATCTAACTCTTTATGCAATCCAGGAACAAAACCTTCTTCTTTTAATAATTTTTCAAATTGAGGAACTTTTGCTTTTAAAGATTCTGGACTAACAACTACACCAGCTTTTTCCGCATTTCTATAAGCAATGTCTGCTCTGATTCTTAGTTGCTCTGCTGTTAATCCTTTTTCTACTTGTCTTGGTCTTAAACCTGCTGTAGATCCAACAGCCATACCTGCTGCCATACCCAATAGTGGGTTTTCTGTAGTTTCACCAACATACTGTGCTGTGCCTGCTGCTGGTGCTGCTACTACTGTCTGTGCTACAGGTGCTTGAGCCATCCTACCAGCAAGGCTTCTACCAGCCTCTGTGGTGGCTGTAGTAGCTAAACGACCTAATGCAGGTAGTTGAGTACCAACTCCAGCCAAACCACCCCCAACAGCCTCTATAACTCTTTCGCCTGTAGATGTAGGCTCTGGTAATCCAATATTAGCTAATGCCTTAGATACTTCTCCACTAGGAGAAAACCCTTTTGTTTCTGGAACTCCACGAGCTTGTCTAATTAGATTTTCTAAGTATTTGCTACCTAATGCAGCTAAATCAGCCATAGGCAATGCCATAGATCCAATTAATGCACCAGGCGCACCGCCTACCATAGCACCAACACCAGCACCAGTTGCTACAGGAATAGCACCTCTAGCAAGAAGTTGTCCTGTCCTACCAATTTCTGTTAATTCTTGATTTTGTGCAGGCTCTGTCTCTTGCAAAGATTGTTGAATTAACTTTTGTGCTTCTTCTGGTGTAGTGCCTTCTGGGACTTCAAATCTACCGATTCTGCCATTGGGCATTTCAAATCTGGCTATTGGCATTATTCAAACCCTAAAAATTTAACACCTTTTGTTGATGGAGACCCACCAATAATTGATGGATTTTTCTTAAAAAAGTCTTGAACTGGATTTCCTAATTCTGCAAATTTTCTATCAGCTTCTTCTCTACTAATTTTACCATTTAGAACTTGATTAGCAATATCTGCTTCTTTAACAATATAGTTGTTAATATCTTTAGTAGATTCAATAATTAACTTATTAGCACCAGGCTGATTAATAATTCGAACAACAGATTTTTTATACAACTCTAAATCTGCATCAGACATTGTTCCAGACCCAGGTGGTCTTTGTTGTGGAACTAATTTGTTAATCAAAGCTTCGGCTGCTTGCAGTTCAGACAAACCTTTGGTTACAATTCCTATATTTCCAGCAGCTAATTTTGCACTAGCACCAAAGCCTGTAGATGTTTTTTCTAACAATGATTCAAGTCTATTAATATCACTTAATGATCTGCGAGCAGTTCTGCCAGAATCTGCAATCGTTACATAATTTTCTGCTAACTTTTCTTGAGATTTTTTAACAAACGCGCCTTCTTCTCCACCAATAATGTTTTTAACTAATTCGCCTTTACTAACTTGATCTATTTTTCCAGATGAACTAATTTGGAATGATTGGTCTTTTGGTAATCCAAGTTGTGTCTTTTCTTCTGCTGATAAAGGTCTAAATGATTCTTTTGGTTCTTTTGTCATTAACTTAGCAGCTTCTACAGGATCTGTAACAGCAATAGCTTGAATAAGTTTATTAACATCTAGTTTTTGAACAGTTTTTCCTGTTGGCATTGTTAATGCTGACATTGTTTCAGCAGTAGGCATTTCGCCTGTTTCTGTAGGAACAACACCATATTGAGGAACTTCTGTAAACGCTTGGCGAGCCATCTCTTGTGCTTGACGCTTGCGCTTAAAGTCCTCTAACTGCATACCAGTAACCATCTGCTTTAGACTGCGATCAAATGATTGGTTATAGCCTTCCATGCCTGCGCCTAGTGCGCTACCTAGTATTTGTCCTGTGCTGATAGGTTGTCTTGTTTGTCCAGACTGTCCTAACAAAGCAATAGCAGCGTTTAATAGGGCTTGCTGACCAGCACCAGACTGCATCCTTTGTGTCTCAGCAGGACTAATAAACTGAGAGTAGTCTGGTTGTTGTCCGAATAAAGCTGATAGATCAATTGCCATAATTTATCCTAGTAAAGAATTTGGATTTCTTGCTCTTTGTAGAGCTAGTAAATTGTATAAACCTGAGTAATCAACATTGCCCTGTGGCATCTGTGTTCTACCACCCATCTGCATTTGTGGCATTTGTTGTTGTGGTTGT